TGTTTTCTATAAGATAGGGAAAAAATACTTCATCATAAAATTTAATTTGATAATCTCTAAATGCTGGATTATCGTTTCTCACACCGAAGTGTGTATCATTTAACAATGCTATTTTCATACTATATAAAGAATTTAGATGTGGTTTTTTTCTTTCTAGGTTTACGTTCTACTTTTTTGGGTTCTTCAAATTTTGTGTTCTTTTGTAAAAACTCTCTAAATTGATTCTTAAACTCGCTATCATCACCTGGTTGTAATGCCACATCATCATAATTATTATCCATTATTAACTTATGTTTTATTGTGGTCTGTTTCTTTTCTTTTTGTATTCTTCTTACAAACGCATAAAATATAATTTGTGTGAAGTAAGCAAATGGATTTTTAGATTTAACTGGATCAAAGTTATCCAGATATTGTAAACAATTCTCTATACCATCAGAGATCATATCGTCTCTAAATGTGTAATTTATAAAATTTGGTCTGTAAGATAAGTGATTCGCTATTTTTAGAAAACAACTGCCGAGATAATTATTAACTGGTGGTTTTTCTTTCTTTTCACGCTTTGCCTTTCTACAAAGTTTCTTGTAGTCTTTCATCGCTTCTAAAAACTGTTTGTTATCTACATAATGTTCTTTTTTTGTTTTTGTATTCATAGTATTAATATAACACCTTTCACTAAAATTGTCAATGTTTTAAGATACAATCCAGCATTGACTTTTAAAAAAATTTATGTATAATTGAGCATGTGCTCAGTTGAAAGAACCCTTAGCGCTAACTTAATGTATTGTCTTTTTATCTTCAGCAAAGTCCTGAAACAACTCGTTGATTTCTTCTTGTTCTTCATCACTAAATTTTTCTCTAGCATATTGTCTATTTGTCTCCCGAGTTGGCACTTTTAGATCATCATAATTATTTGCGATATGGTGGTATGATTTTATCATTTCACCACCTGCGTTTGTTATAGTCATAATTTTATCTTTAGGTATTGTAACAATAGTATCAGGCGTATAGGCAGCCCATTTTATTAGTGCTACATAGTCTTTAAATCCACCTGGTGTTAATTGTGGCACATATTTGATTAGTAAAGGTTTAAACAATCTAATTAAAGGCGATTTATCTGGTAGTTGATCTTTAGGAAAGGCACAGACAATATCATCGCCGTTTATAAGTTTAACTATCTTTATTTCTATATTACGACTTTGAACCATTTTTTATCTCTATGTTATGAATTTCATAATCAAAGTTTTCACCATTGTATATATTTATTCGTTCTCTAAAGTGTGCTAGAGTATAATTCTCTTTATCATTGTAAGATAAATCGTCTGATATGTCGTATAATGTGGCGTTTAGTTTATTGTCTTTTAGTCGCAATCCTCTACCTATAGATTGTAAAACTCTTATAGGACTTTTACTAGGGCTACTAAAAACAATATTGTGTAAATTACGGATATTGATACCAGTGCTAAAGGTTCCGTAAGAAGCGATAATAATTGCGTTATCCGACTTCTCTGTAATTGCTCTGACTTGTTCTCGTTCATTTGCTTCTACTCCTCCATAGATGAAAAATACTTGGCGATCTCCTGCCTTTTCTTCAATTAACTTCTTTAGGATTTCGCCGTGTTTTTCAACATATTGAAATAGTAAAAGTGAGTTGCCTTTTAGTGATAGGCACAGATTCCGTATGTATTTATTCCTAGAGGTATTTGAAACTAAAAAATCCATTTCTTCTTGGTAAGTTTTATCTTTTAAAAAATGACGTGAAGTTTTATCGTGTTGTAATACTAAACACATTATCTTTAATTCTGCTAGTTGTTTCTTTTCTTGTAATTCACTTGTTGATACTACTTTGTTAACAGTACCGAATAAACCTTCTAATACTAACTTGTGTGTCTTAGTACCATCAAGTGTGCCTGTCAAACCTACTCTATACTTACAAGTTTCTAGTTTAGTCATTATTTTAGATAGACTAACTGCCTTAAATAAGTGTGCCTCGTCACCTATGACCATGCCAAACTGTTTAAACCATACTTTTGGCAACTTATAGATTGACTGCCACGTTGATATAATTACTCTTTTATTTGTGTCTTTTTCATGTCCTTGATATATTCTATGTACGTTTCTGTCACTATTATAGCCATAATCTTTAAAGTCTTTATACAATTGTTCTACTAGTGATGTTGTAGGTACTATTATTAATATCTTATCTTGTTTAGTATCTTTTAATCTTAATAAATTAAATATTAACATTAAGTATATGATAAGTGATTTGCCTGAAGCAGTAGGCGAGACTAGTAAACAACGATTTTTTTCTATTGAGTGTTTAAATGCTTCTCTTTGATAATCTCTAACTTCATGTGGTAATTTAAGTGCTTTAATAAGATTATCTAATTTAGTATCATCTATTTCAGTATCTTTAATTTTTGTGCCATCAACTATCTGTACATCATTTTCTTTACACCAGTTTAGTATGTAAGGATATAAGCCAACGTATATCTGACCTGTGGCATATGAGAATAATCTAATCTTGCCGTCCCACACTCTGTTTCTAAATTGAGGCATAAATTTAAAACCAGGTACTTCAAACGTAAAGTATTCGCCTAACTCTCTTCTAATATCAGCGTCTGCTTCTATTTTGAGATAGACTTCGTTTTTCTTATCTATTATTAAGTATCTTGTTGTAGTCATCTTCACTTTTTTTAATAAAATCAATCATTTCTTGCTCAGACAAATTACCTTTTTCATACCAATTCTTATGTCTTGTATCTAATAACAATAAATCTCTTGTATCAAATCTATCTCTTTGCCAATTTTCAGCACCCTCTTCAACATAGTGTAAAAATACCTGTGATTGATAACCACTAGGTAAAGGATCTCGCCAATGATGTAACTTATCACCTCTATAAACTAATAAATCACCTGGTTCTAAGTATATAGGAGTGCCCTCAACATACATCGGCCAGACTTTATCTGTAAACCCTAAACATAATGTCATTGAATATTTACAACTAAATCTATCTACATGTTTTTTCATCACGGCGCCAGGCTCGTAAACACGATAATAAGAGTAGGTTGGGTGTAAAGTTTTGCCTGTAAAATCAGACATATCTTTTGTACTACTATAAAGTAAAGATTCAAATATGGGGTCTGAGTAATGAGAAAAACTACCTACAACTTGACCATCACCGAAAGGATAACCATGTAGGTGTGATGAAAATAAATCTCTTTTTTCTTTCCATACATGTCTACATACTTGTCTTTTTAACAATGTATGATTAAACAACAAATTTCTAGTTTGTTCATTTAAATAATCTTTTATAACAACATAGTCTTGTTTGTTAAATACTTTTAATGCTTCTTGTTTCATTTAAATGGGTATCCTATTATCCAGTTTACAAGTGAGTATCTTGTGCCTCTAGTAACAGGTGTTACTTGATGATACATGTAACTAGGAAAAACTATTACCGAACCTTGTGGTCTAATCTCATGGCAAGTATGAAATCTCTCACCCTCACTATGAGGACCGTAATCAAATTTTAAATCGCCACCATCATATTCGCTATCGTCAACTAGGTTTAAAGTAAAACTTAACTTTCTAACCTTGCCTACCATCATTCTATTATTAGTGTATTGAAAGCCATCACTTGCTTTGTAATCTTCTTTATACTTATAAACTGAGTGTGTACATGAGCCGCCGTCATGGTGCCAACCGTAAAATTGACCTGGCTCATATTTTGTAAATTGTATGGCTTCAAAGTAATTATATTCATAATGCCACCCAGCATTTTTATTTGCTTGATCTACTAAAGGCTGAATTATGTCATAAACCCATTTTTCATTTAAAAAACAAGTTGTACTATCTCTTACATAAGTCTTTTTACCTTGTGTCTCTTGTAATGTTTTATCTGATTGAGCAACACCATCTGGCATTTTCTCTTTTGTGTTACCACCTTTTGTGGTGGCAGATGTAGATTTGCCAGATAATTGATGTCTTGCTAATTTTTCTTTACCTAACTCTAATATACGATTACAATTTTCTTTTGAGACGACAGATTTAAAATGCCAATAGTACCAATAGTTCATCATTAGATAGCACCACTAGTAAACTTACGCCAGTCAATAGCGTTTTTTATTGTAAATCCTCTGTTAGATATTGTTCTAATAGTTCTATCTAAAAAATCAACCACTGTTTCTAAATAGTCTACTTTTTGTTTTGATCTTTGTAATTCTATATCTGCGTCTAAGTATTTGTCAATATCTGTTTTAAGTATTTTTAAGTCAAAAGGTTTTTCAGCGTACACTTCAGCAGGTGCTTTACCAGTGTAATATTCCCACTTATCTTTTTTTAGTGTATTATAATCACCCTCTGCTTTACTTAACATTAACTTAAATTTAGTTAAATGTTTCATATACTTGTTATGTAACTGAGGAGTTTTTAATGATTCTAAGTCTAACTCAGTATCATTTATTTTAAGTTCTTTATCAGCCAAATCTTGTAGTTCTTCAAGTGTCATTATATCTCCATTATTTTTCTAGTAATATATATAACTCAGGTAAATATAGACAATCTATGTCTGAGTTTTCAAATGTTTTTACAGCGTCATCTAAAGTTTCTACCATTGGTTCACCTGACAAGTTAAATGACGTGTTTAATAAACAAGGTATATTTGTTATTTGTTTAAACTCTTTTATTAAGTCATAAAAAATATTATCTCCA